TGGTTCAGGTCGAACTCATCGGAATAGGGCATGTAGCCGCCATAGGGCTTGGTCATCACGGAGAAGGTGGTCTCAGAGAGCTTCTGGCCTTCGGGGGTGATACCTTCCTCCAGGGGCTTGGTGATCGCACCCAGCTCCACGAAGCGGTGGAAGTGGACGTGCTTGCCATTGTGTTCGGGCTGTTCCATCATGTCAGCGTCCTGAGCATAGCCCAGATGAGGCTGAACGTTTTCAAGGGCGCGGCGCTGGAAGTAATCCTGCAGAGTAGGGGATACGCCAGCGTCATAGGACAGGTTAATGTTGGCATAGGGGTTTGCCATTGCTATCTCTCCTTATCTCAGACAGAGTAGCGTTTCCCCTCGGAGATCCTTTTCTCCAGTCGTTTGAACTGGTCTTCAGTCATGGTGGCAATCGAAGATTTCTCAGAGCCACTGGCTCCATTGGGGGAACGCATGGGGGCGGGAGCGGACCTCCGGTGCTGCTGCGATGCGTCCATCGAGTCAGCTACATCGTAGAAGTCCCACTCACCAGATACTACCTTCTGACGAACTTCATCATTGGCATTAAACTCGGCCATCACGTCAAGGCCACGCTTGGTCTTGAGCTTCTCGGCCTGCTTGGCCAGCATATCGGCGCGAACGGAAACGTCCTGCTGAGAGGTGAACCGGCCCTGCTCATCACGGCTGGGCTGCTGCTGGGGCTGAGGCGCGACGCCCTGCTTGAGCTGAAGGTATTCCTTCGCCCGCTCCAGGGACTTGAACTCGCCCTGACGGACAAGCTCCTGCGCTTCGCTGTCCAGCATGCGCTGCATCATGGGGGCAAACCGTTTCTCGTACTCAGCGGCAACCCGCTGCTCCGCCTCGGCCACAGCCTTAGCGACAGCCTTGTCCACGCGCTTGCGAATCCAGCCCGGCTCATTTCTGGGCGGGGCTTCTTCGGTCTGCACTTCAGGCTCGGCTGCCTGTTCCTCGACGGCCTCCTGCAAGGCCGCCTCAATCGGTTCGGATGCATCCACTTCTTCGGGCAAAGACTCCTGCAGCGCGTCGTCCGCCGCAGTCTCAGCCACTTTGTTTTCGACCGTATTCTCCATGGAGATACTCCTTTCGTCTGTCCGTGAAAACGCGGCTCAGATGGTTATATTGAAAAACCCGCGAAAACGCGGGATTTTCACTCTTCATAGTTGGGCTGCATCAGAAACTGACGCGCCACGTCGCTCGCAGCCTGCAGTGTGCTCGGTCCGCTTCCCGCCTCGGCTACCCTTGCCGGGCTGCCAACCAGAGCGCCACCCCGAGTGGCATTGATATTCGCCAGGGCGCTGCTCATCTGGGTGGCGGAGGTGCGAAGGTTGGTGTTCTCCTTCTGCAGACCCTCCATCTGCGCGGACATCTGCTCCATCTGCTGCTGCATCTGCATCATCTGCTGCTGCCACTGCTCGTTGGCCTGGATGATGGGTAGGATGCGATCCTTACCGTCAAGGTTGAGCATCTGGAACAGCGCCGACAGCGGGAACGCCTGCTGGGCCTGCGCGGCCATGGTGTACGCCTCCATGAACATCTGGTTCTGGTTGGCGATCCTGGCCGGGTCGCGGCTCTGGATCTCGATCTGCACGGAGTACGGGGGCGGCGGAATGCCCGCCTTGCTCTTCTTCCCGAAATACTCCTGCGGGTCGATGGTGATCTGCCGCTGCTGCCTGTCGCGGCCCGTGATGACCATCATCCGTTTGTCGTCATAGAACTCGGCCATCAGCCAGAGGATCTGTTCCACGATCTCCTTGAAGCCGTAGTTGAGCTGGTCGGTGCGCAGGTGGCTGATCTTGCCACCCGCCTCAATCAGGGAGTTGATGGCCTTGCCGCTTACAATGCCGCCTGTAGTTTCACCACGGGTGAACTGGTTCGCGCCAGAGTCGGCCTTCAGGTCACTCTGGAGCTGGGCGAGCTGTTTGGCGATCATACCGTTAAAGGGCTGATTCTGAATCCAGTTCCAGTCCACGCCCTGCTCCACGCGGTCTCCCTCGACAAAGTCCTCATCCATGTTGGCAAAGGCTTCCTTGTCGATGTTAGCGCCGCGGCGGAAGATGATCCTGCCCTTGGAACTCATGCGCAGGTTGGTGTCAATGTAGGCGGCATAGCGGTTGATATACCGCATCATCGGCACAAGCTCATGCACCAGACCCTCGCCGACCATCGCGCCTTCGATGTGGTCGTGCACGTCCACAACGAAAGGGTACAGCCCGTGGGCGTACACACTCTTGTGGTGCTCAAGCAGAGCGCCGCCCGCGCAGTAGGCCACGTTGATCTTGTAGCGGTTGGTCTTCGCGTCATAGGTGCGGTACCAGTATTCCACCAGCAGAGCGCGGTCTTCATCGGCAGAATGGCTCGTACCTTCCTGAGCGGTCACCATGCCGACGTTGTTGTGGTTGTTCTCATCGGGCTGCACGTACTGACCGGCTTCCGGGTAGTGGCTGCGGAACCAGCTCAACGGATGCCAGCTCACCTTGATAACCGCCCGGCTGTCCTGGATGTACTCCGCTGTGGGATCCCAGAGGAACGCTTCGACGGGGTAGCGGAACAGCGCGATGTCGCCCTTGCCATAGGCCATGTCTGGGTCCCACGCGATCTGCGTGATCGCGGTGCCCGTCACGTAGAAGTCCTCGGCACGGCGATGGTGCACCCGCTCGTAGTCGTTCACGACGTACACGATGTGGTGGATCACGTCCTGAAGATCGTCAGCGAGCGCCTGCTTGTCCTGCGTCTCAGGGAGGATCTTAGCCTCCGGCATGTTCTCCATCTGGTCAGCCACGACGTTATTGATGGTGCTCTTGAGCGTCTGGAGCTGAAGAATCTTCTTATCCGCGGGGCGATTCGGCGCGTCCTGCTTGGGATCGCGCATGTGCACGATCTCTCGGGACTCCTTCGCCTCTTCGTGGTAAGGCCGGTTCATCTCCTCGAAGATGTCCAGCCGTGTGTAGATCTCGTCGACGAGCTTCTTCTCGTCTTCGCTGAGTGGCTGCTCATCCAGGTAGCTCTCCTCCTGGAGGCGTCTTTCCTCGGTCATGTGTACCTCCCTCAGTAATAGCTGCGCGGTACCTCGCTGAATGGCCCGAACGGTGCGGGCTTCGGCGGGGTCTTCTTTGTCAGCGCGATGGGATGATCCATCAGGAAATACTTGGTCGCGTCGAAGTCGTGGTCTTCAGCATCAGTGTCCACGTCCTCCGGCTTGGTCAAAGAGTACGGCAGGTTCGGCACGGTGCGCAGCCAGTCCTCGCAGGTGGAGAAGATGTACATCCCCGGCCTGCCCTCGTTGTCGAACCGCAGCCGCTCATGCACCTGCATCTTACCTGCGAGGCGCGTGTTGTCGCCCTTGTGGAAGATCACACCTGGGCGCGAGCCGTCCGGGGCCATCTGGTCGGCCACGCTGTCACCGCGGCTCTTGTCGAAGATGGCCGGGTCACAGACGCGGTCGATGTAGATGTTCTCCGCGGCTTCCTCCTTCTCGCGGGCGAGGATGCCGTCCACGATCTGGCGCGGGGTGTACTCCAGGCCGACGTTAGCCTGCCGGGGCTTTCCGCCGTACCACTCCTTGTACAGATATGCCCTGCCCTTCGGGTCAACCGCCCACCACAGACAGGCGAATGGCCTGGAGTAGCCATGGTCGAAGCTGAAGTAGTGCGGCCAGTCCGTGGGGATCGGGAACGGCTCGATAACGTGTGTCCAGAGCCTGTCCTTGTAGTGCGCGGGGTCGTTGCGGAACTCCACGAAGACCTGGCCCTCGAAGGAATCCCAGTCACCGTTGAGCAGCGCGTCGCGCAGCGCCTTGGGCTTCTGTTCCAGCTCGAAGACGTAATCGTCCGTGATGAAGGGGTTCTCCGTCGCGAGGGCGGGGATGTACTGGGTGCGGATCACCTTGGCCTTGTGCAGGGTCTCCGAGTAGATCCGCTGCTCCTGGATGCTGAGATATGGTCCAGCGTCCACGAACATTTTCTTCACCCAGCCGTGGCCGATGTTGCCGGGGTTCGATGCCGACCGGACGATGGGCACGACGCCCAGGGACTTCTTCGCGCGGAGACGGGTTTTGAGGAAGTCATAGATGCCCTGTTCAAAGGATGTCAGCTCGTCAAAGTAGAGGAACTGAATCTCGATGCCGGAGTAGTTGAACTTGTCCGCCTCGTGTTCACAGTGGCGGAAGGCAATCGTGCTGCCGTTCACCAGTTTGAACTCATGGCGTCCTGCGTTGTACTTCGCAAGCTCCTTCGGGTAAGACGCCTTGGCTTCTTTGATGTCCGTGTCCTCCAGCTCCTGGTACGTCCGTCGAAAAATAACCGCTGTCGTGTTTGGGTATTTCAGACAGCGGAAGAACGCGTCCATGAT